CTTTAGAATTTTTTTATAACGGAATACATCTATATTTAGGAAGGGAGAATACTTTCTCACTCTTCGACTGACGGTTTTCCATACAGGATCATTCAATTTTTGATCGAAGTCTTTCCCATACCCTAGTATTTTATCATAGATTACCATACTTTCAATACTGATATTACCACCAAGAAATTTTTTCAAAACAATTGGATGTCCTCTATTACAATCAAAGATATCATCTACCTTATCGTCTGTGAACAAACTTTCAGATTCTTCTTTAAATACGTATGAAAGTGATTGAACTTTCTTTTTCCAATCAACATATCTTCCCTCACCTTTCTTTATCATTTCTCCAATCCACATTGTCTCTGGATCTGAGCATGAAACAAAATTAGATACAAAAAAATCCTCTACTTCTTTATCATTCTTTTGTCGGGCAAACTTTTCAAACCAAAATCGATCCTTCCTTTTGTAAAAGGCCTCTTTAGTTGCTCTAGTTTTGCCACCATATCTATGATAGTCGTAGTGGTCTTTTGTAAAATGATTTTTGAGTGACAAATAACAACGGTATGCATCAAATGGCATCATCTACCTTCTCTAGATTTATTACGAATAGTGATGTGATTATCTTCAATTTTGAATTCAAGAAAGTCACTATGGCCCCAATTCAATTCTTCATATAACGAATTCAATTTTGCCATGTCATCCCACAAGTCTGTGGGAGTTGGTTCACCCCAAAAAGGATTATCTTCTGGATCATTCATTAGAATACTAACTTTGCTCTAGAAGTTCTTTTTAAAAAATTGAGTTCTTGTGCTTCATACTTAAGTTTTTCCTTAAGTGGTTTTGAAATTAATTTTGGAACAGATTCCAAATCAATTGCGTTGAGGTCGCAAAAATAAACTATGGCATCGATGTAATTCATCTCCTCATGTGCTTGCACAAGTCTTTCTATTTCTTGAGCAAAACGAGCAGGACAGAAAAACTTATCCTCGAATGCCTTTTCTAGTTCATTGTTCATTTGGCGACCTAGTATTGTGAGATACAAATTCTTTAATGTAACGAACTAATAATTTAATATAGTCCGATTTATTGCGTTTGTCAAATACTTTTACTTCTCCGTCAGGAGTTACCATTAAAGTAATAAGTTTAGTGACAGGGATATTAGTAAGTTCGTAATATGCTGCTGCATAAAACATTTCTTGAACGAAGTAGTTTTCAAGCCACTTCTCAGGTTTTATCTTTGTTGAAGTTTTAAAATCTATGACCGCTAGTTCCCCTTCATACTCCGCTATACAATCAACTCTACCTGCAAGACCAAGGTATTCAGAGTAAAGGGTTCTTTCTATAGCGTGTATATTATTTATCTTGTCAAGATAAGGTCGTGTATTATAAAACATGAATTTGGTAAGAGGTTTAAAGTCATCCCAATTCATTTCAAGATTCATTAGATATGCTTGTGCTGCTTCATGGTAATCAGTTCCACGAGCAGTTGCTTTCCTCGTAATCTTATTTGCTTCTTCTACACCAACTCTCTTTCTCCAGTCAGCAAATATCTGACGATTATAAAAAGATGTTACTGATGTGATAGATGGAACCCATTGACCATCAGGAAGATTGTATAATCTTATTCCGTTTGTTTCTTTTTTCTGTAAATCAAGATCACCTAAAAAATTATGATGAGTAAAATTCATAAATTAAGTTCCGTTTTTGCAAGAATGTATTCTTTTACTAAGCCTGATCGAACAATATCATCAACACCAAACTCAATGATATCAACAGATGACATCAATCGAAGAACTCTCATGAAATCAATGATACCATTTCTTTCATTTTGTTTGATGAGATCGCTTTGTGTTGCATCTCCACAGAACATGATCTTAGTGTTCTCTCCTACTCTTGTCATTATACTATCTAATTCATGAAAATTCAAGTTCTGAAATTCATCAACTAAGATAATCGCTTTATCGAATGTTGTTCCACGAATAAATGATGTGCTCCAAAATGATACAGTTTCTTGTGCTTTCAAGTTACCATATAACATTTCAAAGTCTGCATCAGATGGCATCTGAAACATATACTTAACCATATTCTTATATGGTATTTGATATAAGAATGATTTATCCTCATGATCACCCGGTAAGAAACCAATCTCTCTGGTGGATACAAGCGACCTGACGATGTATATTTTCTCGTAGGGTGTCGTTGTATCTAAAACATCACACAGAGCGTTAAAGAGGGTAATAAAGGTCTTTCCAGTCCCTGCTGCACCATAAGCAATGAGGTTCTTACCTTCTGCATAGGATTCAAATAATCTCTGCTGATTCTCTGTCAAAGGTTCAATGTCCCTCAACATATCAGAATTGATTGGTTTCTTCCTCTTCATCTGTTTAGCGGTCAAACCAACACCAATTGGTTCCACTTTCTTTTTTCTAGGCATATTAAACAGGTCTTACTTTAGAACCGGGCATTCTTGAAGCTCTACCAAGAACTTCATTCCAACCGGGATGTGATTTCTTTAGTTTATCATATACTTCTCCAACTTCTCCCACATTTGCAACTCCAGCATTCCAATCTTTATCCCAGTCAGGATTATCTTCTCTCCATTTATCATATTGCGACATTGACATCCGTATCTCTTTCTGTTCCCCAGTTTTTAAGTTTTTTACAGGATAGGTAGGCATAAGTGTTTAGTTTTGTAAATTTATTTAGACCCACTCAAGGGCTTCAGATACTGCAGGGAATTGTTCGGTAAACACCTTACGACATCCCTCTGCAATTTCCATGTGTTCTTTTTGTGTTCCATGTGCAGAGCGTAGATTTATATAGTGAACCCAAGAACGACATGAACCAGTCATGTATAAACGTGTGGGTGTCGCTAATGGTAAAACAAATCTAGCACATTCTTTTGCTACACCATGTTCTAACATCTCTTTATACAATTTCATACCTGCAGAAAAATGTGCTTGCATTTTTACTTCAAGTTGTTGAACAATATATGGATCAAGATCATCAGTAGAGTTTTGACGATTCTTTAAGTCCTGTTTTCTTAATTGTGGTAATGAAATTTTATCAGATAACAAACTACTGTCTGCATATCTTTGAGAAAACTCTTGATATGTAAATGATCTATGTCTTAGTATCTGTGCTGCTAATCCTCTTGTAGTTTCTATTTCTAAAGTCATAAAGGATTGTTCAAAAACTGACCAATGATTATGCTTAATACAATACTTTAATAATCCAGAATAATTTTCATTATCTTGGTTATTTGGATTTGATACTCTGGCAACATATGCCATTGTCTTCTCCGCATCGGGAGTAATGCTAATAAGTTTAACAGTCATTAATCGCATCCATCATCATACATTTCATCATATTTCATGGGTGCAGATGAAAACGTTTGTTGGTTTTTATATGCTTCAACATCTGAATATACTTCAGACTCTAGTTCTTCAACGATCTCTTTGAGGGCCATGACCAGAACTTTTAGTTTTGATTTGTTCATGATGATTGCTTTTCATCTAATTATAATACAAAAAAAGGGAGGTGTAAACCCCCCTTTAGTTGCTAGCTGCAAGGTGATGCCTTGCTCTTAACTTTAATACCACGATACATTAGATCGTGCCTATCACGCTTTGTTGCTTCTTCAAGCACCTTTGCGTTGTATTCTTCAGAATCGTATTCGACTCCGCGATAAGTGACTTTTGCCATTGGTTTTCTCCAAAGTAGTAGGGATTTACCCCGTTCCTTCAGTCGAACATTTGCGTCCTCCGAAGAGGATGAACGAACCCGTTCCGTGTCGGCTTACTTGCGTCCCTAGTGGGATGAACGTAAAGATATGTTAGCATATCATAACTATGTAGTCAAGTAATATAGTATAACTTGATACATTTTACATAGGATTACCGTTTTTATCGAGTAAACCTAATCGTTTTACCTGTGTTAGATTTGATTTTTGTTTTTTCTTTATTCTTTTGTATTCCTTTATGAGTTTATCAATTTCATTTTTTGAGATATTAACTTTTAGTTCATCATCCTCCTCAACAAATCCCAAACCTTTTGTTTTTTCTTTACTATCAACATAATCGTTGATTACTTCTTGAATTTCATCACGAATGATTTCATTGATTTGATTTTTGATTTGATCTTTCATCGTCTTTTCTTTTTTTTAGGTGGTGCTTTATAACCATATCGGGTGGGAGATATAGTCCCATGCCCATGAGTTATACTTTTAAGACCTTTACCATATCGATCATAATATAAATCAAAAATGTTTGCCATTTTACATGACCTTGTGACATCTAGACACTCATTACCCTCGTAACTATAGATAACATTATATGCATCAGTTGGGAATTTTGTATCGTGAGACTTTTCTTCAGTAGTTCTCTCTAACAAAACTTCGCATGAATAATTTTCTGGCTTCACATCTTTAGTTGTCATGATCCTCTATTCACTCCCCATACTATATCAGGATAAGCCTCTTCAACAAGAGATCTACTGATCTTATATTTCTCAGTTAAACTTTTATCTTTAACTAGACATATAATTCTTGCCTCTTCTGGATGAAGACCCTCAAGCAATTGGATAAACATAGTTTCTCTACGAAGACTTGTAAGAGTATCATTTCCACCCTTAATAAAATGGAATAAGTTTTTCCATTCTCTTCGGAGAGATGTATGATCTGTTCCTACTGGAACTTCGTTTTCTTTATAAGGAACTTTTCCCTTTGGTATTGCAGATTGAACTCTGTCATCAAAGTTCCATATTAAGATTGCAGTAAGAGAATCATCTCTATGCTCTTGCAAAGTAGCAATTTTTTTTGCTTTTGTTCTTTGCTTATCTACATGTTCTAGTATTTCATGTATGAAAGGATTAGGTGGTAGTTTAACCGCCTTAGTCGTCTTCGTCTTCTTCGTTGTTGTCGTCATTAGTGTTTTCAAATCGAACTGCTAAAATTTCATCCGGTGCTAAATTACCGTTCTCATCAAACATTTCTGGATGAGTGAATATTGTTTGAGGTGTTGTTTCATAAGAGTGTTGCCTTGCTATCCATCCTATCATACCTCCAACTAATAGTGCAAGGAAACTCATTAAAGTCATGAGCGTCAAAGAAACTATTAATAGATCTGACATTGTATCCTCCAGATGTTATTTTTTTGAGATGTTGAGGTGAAACTCTAATTTAAAACTTATTTCTCTGCGGAAAATAGAAAATACGTTTTGAAGTTTTACCTGTAAAATATTTGGTTGTGGTTTAACTGCCCTCCTGTTCCGCAAAAGTAATTCAACACCACGATTAATTTCGGGTTTGTCTTTATTTAGAACTCTTTTTTTTCCTTCCGGGTTTTCGGTCATTGCTATACCTCCAAGCGTCTTCAAGTATCCCATACAAGTATGCTCTTATCTTTCTTGCTTTCGGTTTACCTAGAAATCCATATGCTTCACGAAGTGTTTCGTGATTGCGATCTCTTCCACCTTTAATGTATCCCTCTAGTTCAAGGACAACTTCACCCAATTCTTTCGCTGTGCTACTTTGAATGAATGCGTCAACTTCTATTTTTTTTGTCTTTCGATATTTTAAAAAGTCATAAAATTTTAAAGTCATAGTGCCTTGAAAGGCTAATTCCATTGCATGTTCTACCATGGAATATACTGAATCAAAATCATCTGTCATTAAATCAACTTTTGTTCTTGTAACCATTTTAAGGTCTCCTTACATCCTCCGATATGCCGACCTTGTATTTGAACTTGTGGCAATGTTGCTCCTTCACCGAACTCACTATAGAAACTTTTTTTA